GGATTATGTGATCCACGTGGTGCAACAAGAAAGGCACAACTGTTTCATGAACTAGTATCCTATAGTGACAATCTAAAGTTCGTTCCAGTAGTAAATGAAGAAGGAGAAGATCCTGTACCGCAAGGTATGGCAGGAAATTCTGCGTATTGGATGGAACCTAAGATTGCACGAGAAGCGTTAGAAAAAATTAAAGAACTTGGTATGTGGCCCAATGATGCGTTTCTCTGTAGAGAGAACTTCTTACATCTGAGAGCCGTATATCCATATTACACTAAAGTACAAGGAGTGGTTTCTTCCACAACACGATGAAGTCATACGTAATTACAATAATGGATAATGAAGAATCTAAAATGGTTGCAGATCGTTGCATCCGTTATAGTTCTTGGTACAACATTAACATCCATCACTTTCCCGCCACAACACCTAAAGATGACTTAGATTCTTTGTTTGAAAACGAGGGATTAAGTATGGATGGGTTAAATGAAGTCTATAGTCGTACTGCTAACTGTGCAGCTGCGTTCTTTTCACATTACTCATTATGGAAGAAGTGTGTAGAGGACAATGAGACATTTGCGATATTCGAACATGATGCGGTCTTGAATAATAAAGTACCTGAAGTACATTTTGATTATGTTATGAATATTGGTCATCCGTCATACGGTAAATGGAATACACCACCTACTTTGGGTGTTAACAAACTTACTAGTAAACGTTACTTCCCTGGCGCACATGCGTACTTGGTAAAACCTGAAGGTGCGAAGAGACTAATAGAACAGGCGAAGATCTGTGCAAAACCCACAGATGTGTTTATGAACTTAGATGATATGCCTTGGTTACAAGAGTATTACCCTTGGCCTGCAACTGCAAAGGATGAGTTCACTACTATACAGAAAGAAATCGGAACTCAGGCAAAACACAACAAGGTTGAGATTATAAATGCTTAAAACATATTTGACAGGATGCGATTCAAACACTGAGTGGCAACTACCGTGGTTCATCACTAACTTACGACAACATACAGATTTTCATCTATTGATTGCGGACTTTGGTATGACCGAAGAAGTTCTCGAATCACTAGAACACTTAGAAAACATTAGGGTGTTTAAGGTTATTAGTCAAGCTAAAGGATGGTTCAAGAAACCACGTGCAATGTTAGATGCATCCCAAATGGGATTCGGTAAAGTCTGTTGGTTAGACACTGATTGCGAAGTTACAGATGAAAGTATCGATACTATATTCAATTGGACAGAACAAGGTAAACTGTCTATGGCAATGGATCGACCTTGGACAAAGAGACGTGGTGCTATGGGTAATTGGCATAATACTGGAGTTGTTGTCTTCGAGGGATCACCAAATATTTTAAGACACTGGTCAAATGAATGTATCGAGAATCCAGATGTTGGTGATCAAGAGACATTGTATAAGATGATTGGTGGTAATGAAATAATGCGTCTCGCCTTGATAAGAGATCTTCCGAACAGGTTTAACACGTTAAGATTAGACTATATAGATGGTATAGCTGGAAAAAACCCTTGCGTAATTCACCATACAGGGAGAAAGGGTAAAGAAACAATTAAGGAGAAAATAGGATGATGCATTATTTAATAGAAGCATTGGTAAAGAAACTAGAGGGTGATATTGCTATCGCACGTGCAAACATACAAGTATATCTTGATAACGCAGCTGGTATCGGAGAACATTCCGATATCGTTGAATCTATCGAAGGTGAACTAAGTAAGATTGCAGAGGCAGAAGATAAGTTAAATACCGCTCTCGAATATTTTGGAGAGAAGGAAGATGTATGAGTATAAAGCAACTATCGGACGTTGGGTTGATGGCGATACTGTGGACGTTGATATTGACCTTGGGTTTGACGTTGTTCTTAGTAATCAACGTGTTAGGCTTTATGGTGTCAATACTCCAGAAACTCGCACCAGAGACTTGGCGGAAAAAGCAAGGGGACTTGCAGCGAAAGAGTACGTCAACAACATGGCCCCCGCTGGATCGGTAGTAAAACTTGTAACTAAAACATATGATGCGAAAGGTAAGTTCGGACGTATCCTTGGAGAGATCGTAGTAGATCTTGGTAATGGCGTATATAATATTAATGAGATGTTGGTGAATGAAGGACATGCAACGGAATACTTCGGTGGTAAAAGGTAAAGTAGGATTCACTTGTAGTGCATTCGATTTGTTACATGCTGGACATGTATCGATGTTACGAGATGCAAAAGATCAATGTGATTATTTGATTTGTGGATTACAAGTAGATCCGTCTGGTAGGAAAGGAAAGAACAAACCTATCCAGACTGTGGTTGAGAGATACACTCAGCTAAAGGCTGTTGGTTATGTAGATGAGATTATTCCATACGGAACAGAAGAAGATCTCGAAGATATCTTAAATATGTACAATATAGATATACGTATTCTTGGTGAAGAGTATAGAGACCGAGATTTTACTGGTAAGGATATCTGTCGTAAACGTGATATAGATCTTTACTTTAATAAACGAGATCATAGATTTAGTAGTAGTGATTTGAGAATAAGAGTCTGTAGTAATGAGAGTTAATGTATTAGGAAACGGTGATCACAACTTTTTATTTAAACGTGGTACGCCTGGCAAGTTATTGATTTGTAACATGCCACCATTTGAAATACCAAAGAATGAAGTCCATGCCTCTTGCATGGTTGACTTCAAAATGATGGCAGCTCTTGCGGAAGGTAAGGTTAATCTTAACATGTACGATTGGGTACTTGGTACTCGACCTCGTAGATGGATGGAGATGCAACCTAACTTCTATTTAAGGTATTCGCAGAATATTCGGGACTTCTGGCAAAGAGTTCCTGATTATGCTGGGAACGCAACTAACTTTAGTTGTGGACACATGGCAGTAGATTACGCATGTGGTAAGATGGGTGCAAAAGAAGTACACATCTATGGGTTTGATTCTATCTTTGATATGACGTTGTTATCTGCAACAGATTTGATTTTAGAAAGCGATAGATCTATAAATAATACACATAGGATTGCAAATAACTGGAGACCGATCTGGCCAGCAATGTTCAGTGAATACTCTGATGTTAAATTCTTCCTATACCATTCCCACAATAAAGTAAAGATTCCTTTACCTGATAATGTGGAAGTGGTTGTACAAACTAAATCTCAAGGGGGTTAATATAGTGATTAATAAATTAGTCGGTAAAGTAAAGGCACTTTGGAATAAGGTGCAAGAAGTCGTAGTTGATTTTGTACGTGGTACAATTGACGACTTTTATACTGTCTGGGAATTTCGACCAAACGTAGTTATTTGGTTAGTAGTTCTAGCTGTACTCTGCTTATTTGTATAAATACACTTTATGAAGACCTTTAATCAGCACTATCTCGAAGAACGAGAACTCCAAGAACATGGTGAGATTCTATTAGAGAAACTCATCACATTCGGTGGGAAGGCGTATCCTAACTTTGGTAACGTAGTTATCATGGCAGGTGGTGCTGGTTCGGGTAAGGGATTTGTTCTTTCTAATTTGGTTGGTCTTGAAGGCAAAGTCATGGATGTCGATGCACTCAAGACAGCAGCTTCTAAATCTAAACTAATTCAAAAACGTGTTAAGGATAAGACTGGAATGGACATAGATGCCATTGCATCTGATCTAAAGAATCCAGAAAACGTTGGTAAGTTACATGACATTATCGCAAACGTTTTGCAGATCGACTCACGTAAACAAAAAGTATTAATGACTGGTATTTTGGCGGCACCCGCTGATCGTAAACCTAATCTTATTTTCGATACAACACTCAAAGATATCACTAAGTTAGGAAACCTGTCACGTCAATTGACTAACGTTGGTTACGATAAAAAGAATATCCACATCGTGTGGGTGGTAAACGATATCGAAATCGCTAAGGCGCAAAATCTGACTCGTAGTCGTACAGTACCAGCAGAAATCCTAGTCAACACACACCGTGGTGCATCACAGACTATGGGTGATATCTTGAATATGGGTAAAACCCTAAAGAGATATATGGATGGGGATATTGTGTTCGCATTCAATAAAGTCGGTGTTGACTCCGCATTGAAGGTGTCTGGTAAGGGAGGATCGTTCCTAGATGATGCAAAATACTTCTACGTCAAACGTCAAGGTAAACTACCTACTCCAGTTGCAAAACTAGAAAAGGATATCAAATCAAAGATATCCTCTTACGTTCCTAAAGCAGTTACTTGGGCTTAATCAGTTTCCTGTTCGTCTACAGGTAATTCTTCAGAAGAATAAACTTTAATTTGACGCTTCAAAAAACCGTACTCTTCTGGACGACTAGCGTTACGTGTCTCTTTATCCCATATCGCTCTGGTGGTAATTACTTCACCAATATTTCCTGTAACATCAATCCTGTGTTTTCTCTGACTACGGAAGAATCTCATACCATCGTCTAGATCGTAATTGTTCCACAGATCAACATACTCAACATTCGATGTACAGTATTTTGCGAAGTGATGTTTAATCTGATCTAGAACAAATGATTGTGAACCATCATGCATAGGAATACCAGCGAATACAACTGCATCAAACTTTTCTGCACTTGTAGCACGATCTTTCATTTTCCAATCAAACGGTGTACCGTGTTTATATTGGCGGTTGCATGTTTCCATCGTATCTGCAACTTTAAATTTGTTGTATAGGTAATGTAGTAGACCACGATGACGAGACTCTGGTGGACGTGCGATAGTTACCTTTGGTGCATAACCCCATTGTTTCATGAAGATAGGGATAAACTGTAATATGATATTAATATCTGGGTAAAAATTCTGATGATATCTTTCGGGAGGAAATGGTTGATACATTCTTGTATTTGGATTACTCTTTGCCTTTTCCAAGTACCAGTGATACTGACCAGAGTTGAAGTGACCAACAAATAGAATGTTTTTATATCCACGAGATGTTAGGAAGTTACAGTAGAGAGGCGCACGGTTCATTGCTTCAGCAACCATATGCACTTCTTCGTTTTTATATTTAAGAACTATTTCATTCTGCTTGATAGAATTTACTAGTCTACTGTTGATGAAACGATATGTTTCTAGTTTCTCTTCTTGAGATACATAAGTGATTATTGAATCACCGTGTTGGTCAACGTCACTGATTATCGTTTCCTGATCATCTCTGTAAAACATGGGTTACCCTTTATAAATTGATTGAATGTGCGTTTCAAACTGTTCAATCTTCTCAGTACGATTAGGCCATAGAATATACTCTTTCTCTGGGTTCGCCTTCAGATTGTTCAACAACGGTTGAATCGCATTAAATAGTTTGTCTAGTTTTGCTTGTGTTTCGGACACCGATGCAGTAGTAGATGCGACTTGTGATTGTGCCTGTTGGACAACCTCTAGTTCGTTCTCATCTACAAGGGTAAAACCGAAATCGAATAGTTCATTACTCATAGTGTTATTTATACCTTTTTTCTAGTTACTGCATTTATTTATACTTTTTTTATCGTAAACGCTTGACATTTGTTGCCACGGTTGTTATAATACTTGTATTGAAAATGAGAAGAGAGAGAAAATTATGACGAAATTTAATAAAGAAGACTTCACGTGGGACGGTATGTATCTCATGTATAGAGGTAAACACACCGAGTCTGTGAATATGGAGGTCGCAAGTCCTAACTGTCACCCATCTTGGGTTGGTCTACCAAAACCAGAGTTTATCGCAAGATTCAAGTATGGTTACAAACCTTGGAAGGCGTGGGTTAACTTCCTAGTGAAGAACGTGACCGTTGAGAAGTATCTTGAACTGTCTAACCATGGCAACAAGTTCTACTCTGAGAAGTACGGTTACGAAGTTAGTGGTTCTCCTGTCTATGCAATGGAAGCCCTTGGTTACAAGGGTAAGAAATAATGGAGTACTTACAAGAGGTCACTGATTGGGGAGACCACAAAGTCCCCAATCACACTTACATAGTTAATGGTGCTGGACATCTAGCTGGATATATAAAACATGGTACAACCAAAGAAATTATGTTCAAGTCACCAATGAAACAGTGGTCAAAATCTAGAAGAAAGTTTAAAAAAGTGCTTGACAAAAGTTGTTGAGTTTGTTATTATAGTATTTTAATGAGAGAGGTATTTGATATGGCTATAGCGAAAATTGTGATTGGAACCCAGCATAGGGAAAATTATGGAGCCCATGATTGGGACGGTAAGGGTGAAGTACCCCAGTACTGGAAGTACAAGGGTGGATCCACTTACGTGGTTGAGTTCGATGTGAACTCGCAGTCCGCAAAGGACATCGTGGCAGAGGTCAAGCCTCTGATCGAATCCTTCTCCAATGGATTTGAGGAGTACATCATTGACTACTCTGTAGTCGATCTCGATGAGACTCCGTGGGAAGAGTGGGAGAACCCATACTTCCTGACAAGGAACTTCTACGGTAATTATATTGCCGAGAGAGGTCTGTACTACAACGAAGGTGGTACAGAGTCATATGTCATGCTTCCTGAAGGGGAGAGGGCAGAATATCATAGGAACCTGAAGGAGGTTGCGTAATGTTAGAATTTCTAGCTGGTGTTGTAATGTTTATGGGAGTGGCGTTGTTCAGCGCCCTAATGATTATGGGTAGTTATGCAGCTACCGAGGAATCTTCGTGGCGTAAACGCAAGATGCGTGAAGGTACTCACGATTACTATGGGAATAAATTAGATGAGTAATTTTGAAATCAAAGGTGGTACGACCATCGTAAAGTATGATATGCCAGAACAAAACGGTTATCAACTTGTTTATCAGTTTGATAATGGTTATGGTGCTTCTGTAGTCAAACATGACTTTTCTTACGGTGGTAAGAATGGTCAGTACGAAGTTGCGGTGCTTGACAACGAAGGCGTTTTGTGTTATGATACACCCATAACTAGTGATGTGATTGGTTATCTAACCACGTCTGAGGTTGACAAGATTCTTGTTAACATCTCACATCTATGAGTTTGTTTAAAAAGTATAAGGAAGTATGCCAAAGACACTGGAAGGAAATTCTGGTCTTGGCATTTTCCTTCCATTTCATAATGGATTGGTTTATTTTCTTACTAGGTGCTTTGGTAGGATATCATTTAGGAGACGGACATTGTCATTGAACAAAGATCAGATCATACAACTACTCAAGGACAAAATCCAAGAGTACACTGAGAAGGCCGTCAGTTCAAAAGATAGTTCGTTGTTGTACACCTATGCAATTATTCAAAGTGAGTTAAGTGGTATTGTAAGGGAGATAGAGGAGAATGAAGAATAAAAGATTACATTGGGAACTTCATAAGAAACGCAAGAAGAATCCTGTTGCGAAGAATCTTAACACCTTCAATAAACCAGCAACTCACAAAGACAAAAAGAAAGAGTCAAAGAAAACAGGAGACTATCTAGATGATTCACGTTAGTATGAGGCACACGTCTACTGGACGTAAGAAGAAAACTAACTACTGGACTAAACCAAAGAAGAAAGTGTCTGAGTTCAAACCCTACGTTGCGCCTGATACCTTCAGACGTTCAACTCCAGATTACCCGAGCGCAGATTCCATATCTCACGGATCTACTGGCGGTACACTTACAAGTCAAGAGAAAAAGGATATATCATCTAATTATACTATTGCACCTGCTTATAACAAAGGTGCATATCAAGTCATTGGGCCAAAAAATATTAAAGATATTGGAAAATAACGCTTGACAAGTGTTGTGTAATGTCGTATAATGGCATCATAAATTAAAGAGAGATTGTTTATGTACTTCGTATCAGGTCGTCACGCAAAGAAAGATTTAGTAGATCAATACATACGTAACTTGATGAAACAATTAAACATCCATCGATTCACCAAACGTGAGTTGATGATCGAATTCAAATCTGTCTTAGAAGATGAAGCTGACGGATTATGTCTCGGTGATACCAAAGAAGCGGTAATCAGTATCGCTACTAAGAATAAGAGTTTCATGAGACAGATGCAGGCAATCGCACACGAGATGGTTCACGCAAGACAATTCTTCCGAGGACAATTGACATGTGATGGTGGGTTCGCATGGAAAGGTCGCAAAGCAGACGGTTTCCATTATAAGAATCAACCTTGGGAAAAAGAAGCGTACAAACTAGAACGTGAACTTTTCCTAGACTGTTTTCCATTTGATGAGTTTTAATTGAGAAGTTTAATAAGGAGAGATATGAAAAAGATAAATAAAGTTCAACGATACGCCATGATCAAGGCAGCTGCTGAAAAGATTCAGAAAAAAAAGTTGTTAGATCGTGAGGTTGATAAACAAGTGGCACAAATCGAGAAATACGATGACATGTCATTGATACACTGGAGTGATGCTTCTGACTATGCGAAGGCACACTACGGTTCTATTTTAGATAACACTCGCATAGGGGAAATGTAATTATGGCTACAACTAAAACTAAGGTTCGTGCAACTAAAGGCGATAGTACTAAACCGTTGAAAGGTCAACCCGAAGAAAAAGGTTTCGGGCAACCACGTAAGTTTGTGGATCTTCCAGAGATCTCAACTGACGAAGCGGAAGCGGTAACTGTCGAGATGTTGCGTGATGTTTATGTAGATACTATCCGTTATTACTTAGATCGTAAAGACGGAAAGGTAGGTGAAGATACTGTTAATAAACAGGAATCCGAATCGATAGAAGGATTGTTAAAATCTTTCGAACAGGTGATCGTTTGGTTTGATCAATCAGACCAATGGTTAAAAGACTTGCATTCTGGCAAGTTAGATAATTCTAAATAAGTGAGGTACTATATTATGAATGATACGCAACTACCAAGTAAGGACACGGTTCTTATTGCATTGCGAAATGGACAAGTTGATCTATCGTTTACGAAAGTGAAGGATGGAGAAGTTCGTCAAATGAAAGCGACACTGGTATCCGATTTGATACCAGAGGACAAACGTCCTAAGTCAGACAAAGAACCTAACAACCATGAGGTTGCATGTAGGGTGTTTGATTTAAGTCTACAGGAATGGAGATCGTTCCGTTATGATTCATTACTAACATTCAATCCAATCGGGTAAGATATGACAAAGAAAGGACAGAAGGCAGCTGATACTCGTAAGAAGAATCAGGATGCCATGATGAAGGAGTTGGGTTTCGAACGCAAGAAAATAAAGCGTAAGAGAAAACCAATGACTGAGGAACAGAAGAAGGCAGCTGCTGAACGTCTTGCGAAAGCACGAGAAGCACGTGGTCACACTGGTCTAAAGACTGTCCATCATTCTATCCGTGATCTACCAGAAGATGATTTTCTTCATCCGCTGAAGGTCAAGGAGTGGATTAAAAGTAATGAATTGAAGTTGAGAGGTATGAGTAGTCTGAAGACATCTTCCAAATGGCAAGAGAGATCTGAGTACATCGACCTTCAAACTTATATTAAAAATATGAAATCTTATTTGTCTACTGGACACTGGGGAGATTTCCGTTGGGGTGAGAACAGGGAACACAGAGTACAAAAAGTATGTGTCGCCATGTCTTATCATCCAGACGGAACACCGAACAGAACTATGGGTGTGTTTTATCCAGACATAGGCCAGACTTGGACAAAGGAACTACAGGAGTCATGGTATGGTGAAGACGATCCCAGAAGAGTCCACGCAACCGCAACAAAACTTTCTAACCAAGAAGAAATTCTCGGCGATGGTGGAGACGGCAGTGAGGACGAACAGGATGACCTATATTGATGCTATTGTTTGGATCTGTGAAAAGAACAATATCGAAATAGAGGACATCAAAAAATATTTAAATCTATCAATCGTAGAGAACCTTGAAAAGGAAGCGATGGATTTGAATATACTTCCAAAGGTAAATACTTTGGATGTATAAATAGTGCTTGCCATACGAATACTATGTGTGGTATAATACTAATCATATATTATGCACAAAGTGGATAAATTGTTAATACATTGTAAATACGGAGAAAAAATATGTCTTTTGCAAATCTAAAGTCAGGTAAGACTGACATCTCAAAACTGGTCTCAGCTGCTCAAGAAGTAGGTGGTGGTCAGAAAACTAAAAACAAATACGAGGACGAACGTAAGTGGAAACCAACTGTCGATGACGCTGGTAACGGTTACGCAGTCATTCGTTTCCTTCCAGCCATGGAAGGTCAGGAACTTCCTTGGGAACGTTACTGGGATCATGGGTTTAAAGGCCCAACTGGTCAATGGTATATCGAGAAGTCTCTTACTTCTATCGGACAGAAGGATCCAGTCGGTGAGTTGAACTCACGTCTGTGGAACTCTGGTAACGAGGAAGATAAAGAAACTGCTCGTAAACAAAAACGTAGACTACACTACATCTCTAACATTCTAGTTGTGAGTGATCCTTCTAACCCATCGAACGAGGGTAAAGTATTCTTGTACGAGTATGGTAAGAAGATCTTTGATAAACTCATGGATGTTATGCAACCACAGTTTCCTGGCGAAGAACCAGTGAATCCATTCGACTTCTGGTCTGGAGCAGACTTCCAGTTGAAGATTCGTAATGTGGCTGGATATCGTAACTACGATAAGTCAGAGTTTAAATCTGCATCTGCATTGTTTGATGCTGACGAAACTAAACTTGAAGCAACATATAATCAACTTCACGATCTTGCGGAGTTTGTTGATCCGAAACAATACAAGTCATATGACGAGTTAAACTCACGTCTACAACTTGTACTTGGTCATTCGGTTGGTGATGGTGCAACTATGAAGAATGAGGCGTTAACGCAAAGTGCGGAAGCGGCTCCTGCTACTAGTGCATCGGAACCAGAGATTGTATCGGCACCTACGCCTGCAATTGAATCAGCACCTTCTGAAGATGAAGATGATACACTATCTTACTTCGCCAAAATGGCACAAGCAGACTAATACAGTCTGAAGTAGTCAAGGGGGAACTTCGGTTCCCCTTTTTTTTTATCCGTAGGTTGTGTCTAGGTTATCTACCGCAGGCATGTTCATATTCATAACTGCTGTGGTAGGTGCAGAGTTGTTTACTACATTTGTTTGAGGTGCAACGACCATCGATGCTTGTCGTTGTTTTTCTCCATCAAGGATTGCTTGCGCTCTTCGTTTGTTTGATAGTTCCATACCAGATCCAGCACCTTCTGTCGCAAGTTTCTCTCTTGCTTTTGCGAGTAATTCTTCACGATCCTTTTCAGACATACGAGCAAGTCTTGCAGCTTCTTCCGAACCAAACTTCTGAATGTCTTCTTCACGTTTCATCGCAACAAGTTTGCGATTAGCGATTTCGTCTTCTTTCTTGACGATTTTTTCTCTTAGGTTTTCTAACTGTTGCGCTTGACCTTCCGCAGAGTTGTCCTCTAACATCCACTCTTTTTCATCAGCAGAAGCTGCAGCGAGTTCAGCATCAGTCCACGTGAAAGTTGCTTCACCACGTGCAAGTTGATCCTTCATTCTTGCAAGTTGTTCTGCTTCTCTTTCTTCAAATGTCTTGGTAGACTTTTCCTTCAATCCTTTAAGTTCGGTATCGTCACCAGTCTTGATTGCTTCCATTCTCGCCTTATTCATTTCTTGATTGGTGACAGTTAACTCTTTGAGACCGTCTAGTTGCATCTTTGTTGCATCTACGAACATCTGCATCTTCTCGACTTCCAGTTCTGAACCAGTTCCCTCATCTAATGCTTTCTGTGCATCCGCAAGATCTTTTTCATCTGCCTTGAGTTGTTGTTCAAGTTCTGCTTTGCTCATCTCACGTTCTTCACCTTCCTTGGCAGGTTCATCTACGGCAGGATCTTTCTTAGGTGGTGCGAATCGACCAGTCTGACCAACCCATTCATAAACTGCATCTGGAACAAACTTCTCAAGGAACGATCCTTTCTCAGGTAACTTGTCCATGATGAACTCTCGGAACTTGTCTTGCAGTCCCGCTACTTTACCTTTGAGTTTACCGAATGTGTCTTTTGCGTGTTCAAACTTCTTGAAGAATCCCTCTGAGGCACCACTCCACCAGTCACCAACTTTGTCTCCGATACCACCGAAGAATCCACCAAAGTCAATGTTACTGAAGAAATTACCGATTCCTTTGACCGCACCAACCAATGCATCAACAATCATGCCTGGCAAGTCTGCGATAAAGTTGGTCATCCAATCCCATATCTTGGTAAAGAAACCAGAGATACTGAATCCTGCTAATGCGTTCTCAGCGCTCTCAAATCCTAGTTTACCTAATAACCAAGCGAGACCGTTTTTCAACATGTCTAGAGGTTTCATGATAATGGAGTTGATTGCACCTTTGAAGAATCCACTGAATCCTTTAAAGAGTGACTTCATTATACCGTCACCCTCGTCTCTGGACTTACCGAAGTCTTTGAACATCTGCATGATACCACCGATAAGACCAGTGATTACTGTGATAGGCCATGCGATTATACGACCAACTACTGAGAATGCTTTGAATACAACACCAAATGTTTTGGCAAACCCACTAAAGAGTTTACCGACCATCTTGAATCCGTCACCTATTTTAGTGAAGAATTTGCCTACCTTACCAGTTTGAACAGTAACACCATTCATCACTTTACCGATAGAACCTATTGCTCTTCGGATTCTATTGAATGGTTTGACGATGAACTTATTCATCATCCTACCCATACTTGCAAAGAAACCTGTTATTCCCTTTTGAAGACTAACGAATCTTCCCATTGCACCACGGAGGGCTTTGGTTTCACCTTTTAATCCTGCCCCAAATGCTTTACTAATGTTAGTAAAGAAAGTAGTTACAGGTTTAAAGAAATTCTTTATCGTACTAATCATACTAGTGAATTTCCCTTTGACGAACTGAACTAATTTTGTGTTCTTAAAGAAATCCTTAGTACTCTTAGCTAATTGAGTGAATGGACTAGTAACAGTTTTAACAATACCGTAGATAAGACCAAGTACCGCACCAGACAAACCAGCAACGATTCTACCAAGTATTCCGATAAATCCGATACTCTCTTTACCTTGCGGTGCTTTGCCTCCACCACCAGATGGGCCACCACCTGCTGGTTTTTCTTGTTTATCCTGTGAACGCTGACGATCGACTGCCATACCATCGAGCATATCACCAATAAGACGTGCGGTCTCTTGCGTAGCCGCTGCCGTCTTTTCTTGGTTCTCGTTCAGTTCTGCGAGTTTCTTATTATTCTCTTCTCGCAGTAAACCGATTGCGCCTGTTAATTGTGCTTCTGCCATTACTGGTTATCCGTTTTGTTGATTCTGTCTTTCTATTCTCTCGTTCTCTTCCTTAATGTGTTCCAATAGCATATTAACATATATTTCCCTTTCCCATGGCATCATCATCTCTAGTTCGCTTAAACTGTAATGATGATGTTGCATCATTGCAAAATTTGTCTTATAATGGTTTACAAGACTATCATGAGAAAGGTTTAGGATAAAAAATCTGATATCCCTTTTAACTCAATTTCATTATCATGTTCACAGTTGATACACTTAAATTTTGCATCATGTGTCATCGATGGAAGATCACCAATATACTTGGTAACTCTTTCGAACTGTTCACTGGTCATAGACTCAATGAATTCCATCAGTTCTTTTTTGGATACATCCTTCGCATCCATACGTTCTTCTTCAAGACCGTTTTTAACTATGACTCCAGCGATACTGGCTACAACCATATCCAGTCCTAGTTTTACTTGATCACCAGATAGATCTGATTCCATAACCGACTTGTAAGAAGGGTACTTCATCTCTACCGTGATCTGATCGGTCAGTTCTACTTTCATGTCATCGTCTGTGACCTCAACTTCAATTGCAGATAGATCAATGTCTACCTCGTTTTGAGTTTCACATTCCTTACACTTGAGTAAGACTGTCGATTTCTCACCAGCAGACTTGGAACGTATCTGTGTAAACATATACTCGACATCGAATGTCGCCAGTTCTGCTACGTTTATTTTATCTTGAATACATGCATCAATGGTCGCAACGATGGCTTTTAGTGCTTGATTCTGATCACCAGATTCAAACGCCATCATGAGAACCTTTTCTTCCTTAACAAGATACGGTCTGTAGCTGACTCGATCTCCTGTCGAAGGAACCGACATCTCATATATCGGTGCAGTATTTAACTTTGGTAATGCCATTTCATTCTCCTAATAATTTAGAAATAGTTTATCTCAACTGAAGATATTTAGTCCACCACTAAGTATTGAACTAAACAAACTCTTCGCATCGTGGGCAGTTGATTCCCAATCTCTATACTTAAATGATACCGTGAGTTCCATGATTGCGTTCTCTTGGTCATCACCCAACTGTATATCACTCATTGTCGTTGGAAACGCTTCGATCAAACGACAAGTGTATGTCTTTTCGTCCTTTGTACCTAAGTCCAAATCTAATTCACCTTGGGACAATTTAAATGGCCCAATGTCTGGTAGTCGATTACGGATAGTCGGACTAATCTTTTTCAAAAAAGGTATTTGTTTATTAAAGGCAGGAATAGTTGCACCTGTCTTTAGAGTCTCAATCTTGAGATCTCTTGAGTAATCTTTAAAGTATCCTACTTCACCTTTGTTCCACGCAATACTTTGCCAATCTTCGAAGTAGTTCTTTACTATGTGTGTTGCTGGTACATGGAATGTCATGGTTACTTCTGACACCGTCTGTGCATTTACTATGTCGTACTTATATGTACCTAACTGTTTCTCGATCGTACCGATCTGTCTGCCAGGCAATAATACTGCCTTACACAATAAGTTTAAATCTTTTGTGTCGTAACCATCAATCGGAGGTAACTGAACACGGAATAGATTAGGTCTTTGAAAACCATCGGATCTACCCATAAGGGTTTTCAGTCCTTCAATAGAACCTAGTCTGTTTGTTGAATTAGCCATCTATCATTTGCCTTGAATCGTAGAATACTTTCTGTGAGTTTGCTTTTCTGAACTGTGCAGTTGGTAAGAAAGTCGCAATTTCCCACTCTGGTGTTTGAACTTCTGCAAAACGACTCTTTACATGTTTAGTCAGATAGTGTTTCAAACAAGGTTTATAGTACCGCATCTTTGCAGTCTTCTGTAAGATGCCATATGTCAATCGCATTCTTGCAGTCTTTGTCATCTTTGTACCTAATACATCCATCAATGCATCTAAGAACTTTGCACGAAGGATCGGTGGTAAGTAATGTAAATTCAATCCATAGAATCCACCTTCTGCGGGCCCTATGATAATTACTAATGGAAAGACATCGTAGTATGGTAATGTCTTCTTATGTTTTGGGTCATATGAAAACATCTGCATAGAACCAATCAATTCTCGATTGTCCGCCTTTGATGCATCACGTCTCTTCAACGGATCTTCTCTCATCAACGCTTCACGGTTGATCGAACGTAGGTTTGATGCCTTTTGTCTGAACCAATCACGACTTTCCTTAGTACGAGGTGTGATGCCCGCACGGAATGCCTGTAGTTCTAGTCTGTTGAATAAATTACTCATGTTTCTATTTATACCTATTTGTTACGTTTTTTGAAAGGTTTTAATGGTTTAGTTGATTTAGGCATCAACCCCATTGCAGTTAGTTCTTTCTCTGTCCAGATCTCAAATCCCCACCCCCGATCTTTTGCGTACTCTACCGCAGCTTTCCATTTGTTCTGGTTCTTGACATAGGTAAATGATTCTGTTAACATACGTTTAGTACGTCTACCTTTCATCTTAGGTAATTGAGTTTCTTTGAATGGCTTGACTTCGATCAGTTTAGTTTGTCCTGTTTTGTAAACAATAACAAAATCCATGAAGTAACGATGATATTTCCTATCGACTTCATATAGATAAGGTATAACAATCTCTTCTGATCCCCATTCTTTGACATCCGAAGAGTTATCACAATACTTCATCACATACTTTTCCCACAGGGATCTGTATACGATGTTGGTCACGTCACCCAAATACTTATCTGGGTTTTTAGGTTTAAATTTGCCTGAATATGCCATAAAATCCTTATAAATAGAATTAGTAGTTTTCAATAACCCTATTTAGTGGAAAAGTTATGAGCGCAAAAAACATATTTAATTATCCTCTTCATGACGAAGGTGATTATAAAGGAAGGATCAGATTTACTCTGTTTGCAGAGAAATATTTCAACACTGGTCTGGGAGACATATTGTCTGACAAAAAGACGGACATGCAATCTCTAAAAGAAAAGAGACTAGAGTTACTCAATCAAGCAAAATCAGAAGCGAAAGAAAGTGAAGGTGGTGCTGGTCAAGCCACAGATGCTACGAAGAAGGAACTAGAAGAAGTTCAAGCGCAACTAGAAGAACTTGCAAAAGACGTAGGTGCATTCAATGGAGTATCGAATGAAACCGAAATGGGATTAAGACCAAGACAGATCGTTGACACTGAAGTACTACTATATCTTCCACAGGGTTTACAGTTCAGGGATAATGTTACATACGAAAACGTTGATGTAGGTGCGACAGGATCGGCAGTTGCTGGTGGTGCATCTATACTAGGTTCTATGGCAGATGGTGTTGGATCATTTGTACAGGGACTTTCTGGTGGTAGTGGTGCTGGTGACGGTCTTGCCAAACTCGCAACAGTTAGACTTGCACAAAAGGCGGGTAAGTTTGGTGATGAGGTTACGGCAGGTCTTAAACTACAAACAGGTGTTACTACTAATCCAAACACACGCTCGTTATTCAAACAAGTTAATATGCGTGAGTTCCAATTTAATTTTAAGATGATTGCACGATCTAGAGCTGAGTCAGAACAGATAAAAAAGATTGTCAACTTCTTCCGTAGTGAATTATATCCCGAAGACATTCCAGTAACTATTGGTGGTCAAGAGATATCACTTGGTTATAACTTCCCTAACAAATTCAATATCGAGTTCGAATATGACGGTAAGACTATTGCACACAAAGTCAAACCATGTTTCTTGCGTTCGGTCGATACAACATATAATGCAAGTCAGATGGCATTCCATGATGATGGTGAGTTCCTAGAAGTGGACATGAACCTTAACTTTACCGAAACCGTTACCCTATCCAAGAAAGACATTCTTGATACAGATGCGGATGGAGTTGGATACTAATGAGTACAAAATATTTTCAACGGTTTGAGAAACTATATTACAAGTTTGGTGATGAGACGAATTACTCTCTCATGCAAAACCTTACACAGTATGTTGATATAATTGATCAGATCAAACCACAGAAGTCTTTCTATGAAGATTACATGATCAAGTCAGGTGATCGTCCAGACACGTTGTCATTACAATTATATGGTGACACCAACTATTACTGGACATTTTATCTCATGAATGACCACTTACGTGAGTCAGGTTGGCCATTGAAGAACGAAGAAGTACTAGAACGTGCAAAAGGATTTTATCCACACAGAGTATTGACAACTACCGCAGATATTGCCACCGCTGAGGGTGGTTATGACTTTAGGGTAGGTAGACAAATAATCGGTCAACAATCAGGTACGGTAGGAACAATCGTAAAACGTAATCTTGATCTAGGTCAACTCATAGTTGATACTGAGACTACTTTTGTTGTAGAGAATAGAGATGTTGTACTTGACGTTAACAGTAATGGTGCAGCTACTTTGACTCTAAGTGATGAACAAGAGAAGTTTCATCAAACCGACTTATGGGTATTAGAGAAACAAGATTTAGATGATCCTAGTTCCGATCCTATTATCTTGGGTGGTTATAGTATTACACTTGAAAGTCTTGACAGTATAGCTAAGGTAATCAATATACCATTTGAGGTTGGTAACTTCGAATATACTTTTAAAATTAGAGTCGCCAAATACAATCGAAGAGATTCAACGTTTACTCAAGGTGAACAGGTATACTTCCGTGATGACTCTACTGGTCTTGTTGTGTTTGCACGTATACACAAAGAAACGGCCCAATACAATGCGGTACATCATTACGAGAATTCAGATGGTGAGTGGATTGACATAGATCCGTTTACTGAAAGTATTCCGTCTAGTCTTAATCCAGTAACTAACATGGAGAGACTGACCGCCAAGAATAATGAGTTAAAACAAATTAAGATACTGAAGAGTGATGCAGTAGAAAGTGTAGTAAAAGAATTTTACAGGTTGATGAGTAATAGATGAGTACAAAAAACGACAACCAATCACAATACAAGATTACTCAGGCGTATATTACATCTGAGGGTATGGGTGGTGATGATGCTGGTAACAGGGTTAATGTCAACTCAAATATTGTCGAATTGGTATTCTTTGAGAGTTTAGAGAAACCATACATTTCTGGTCAGGTTGCAATATCAGATGATCAGGGTTTTGTTGATGGTATGGGATTCTCTGGAACCGAAAGAATCTTTATTGAGATGGCGTCTGAAGATAAAACTTTAGTACCAGTAATGTCCAGATCGTTTATAATGACTAGTATTGATCAAGTGATTAAAAGTAACGATGCTGGGCAAGCCAGTATATATCTATTTACTATCATGGACGAACACGCAGTTTTAAGTAAGTCCAAGAAAATATCTCGTACCATTTCAGACACATTAGAGAAAGAGATTACTAAGATATGTGGACAAGATCTCAACAAAGATGTAGACTTATCGTATCTTAATCCAACAGTACAGAATAATATCACAGTTCTAGTACCATACTTGAATCCACTAGAAGCATGTGATTGGTTAAGAGATCGTGCGACCACAGTATCAGGTTGTCCGTTATTCTTGTATGCATCTGTACACGACACTAACATTAGATTAGGTAGTTTGGATAAAATGTTAGAACAGTCACCTTGGAATAGTGAATTACCTTATTTGTATTCACCTGCTAACGTACAACAGACGGAAGCAAAGTCTCCACTACATCGTACATTCCAAATACAAACAATGAGAGCAGCTAAACTACAGAACACATTGAAACAAATGATAGCTGGTGGTGTAGGTGCGATGTATAATAACACAAACCTAAACACAGGGCAAATCAATTCTACGCATTTTGATGTAAGAAAGACACTGAAGAATTTATCTAACTCTGGTATAATACCAACAGAAAAGGTTCAAAATGTATACCCAGAAGAGTTCATACTTGATGATAAAAACGTGGCGGATACAAATGCAAGAGTCTATCATCAAATAACATCTACTGGAACATATGGTACAAAGAAGAGTTACCATGACGAACTAAAACAATCTAGTTTTACAAACAAGTTAGTTAATAGATCCATTCGAAATATGTTATATAAGAATCAGTTTGAGGTTACAGTTCCAGGCGCTGGTTTCATTGTTTCTAAAGCAAGTGTTGGTGACATCGTGACTATTCAAACTATTTCAGATGATGGTGATCCAGAATCTACCGAAGTTTTTGATAACCTACGTACAGGTGATTTCTTAATTTATAACACACGACACACATTCAAGAATACACGTCATGATGTTGTTATGACTGTATGCAAGTTGGTGAGGGGATAATGAAAGCTATTCAAACAGAATATTACGGTGACAATACTCGTTGGTTTATTGCGGACGTGATTGACCACACACCCCCATATGGTTTAGAGGGACGTGTAAAGATTCGTATTCATGGTGTACATAACCCATCGACAAGAGAAATAAAACAAAATGACTTACCTTGGGCCCAAGTTGTATTACCTACGACTGAAGCTGGTGTATCAGGTTTAGGTAGAACACCTAGACTCACTTCAGGTGCAACCGTATTTGGATTCTTCATGGACGGAATCGCATCTCAGGTTCCGCTTGTTTTGGGATCAATACCCAAGATAGAATATCCGACTCGTATACAAAGACAAGTAGAGTTCAATACTGTACAAGAAAGGATCGATCAGGAAGAATTGTTTTATGAACAAGAAATAAAGGTTATCGATCCAGTAAAAATCAAGGATGATGATTTTGGTTTCGTTTATAATAGAACACTTGAGGCACGTAAGGTTGAGGGTGTTAAGTATTTCCTTGCACAAGGTTACACTATGTTCCAATCGATTGGTATCATGGCTGGTTTAATACACGTCTCTGGATTAAATGAAACTGCGGCCGAAGATGTTACTGATCTGAACCCTCTTGGTATTGGTGCATGGTCAGGTACAAGAAAACAGTTACTAAAGAACTTCTCTAACGACTGGAGAAAGTATAGTTCACAATTAGTCTTCACTAAGTACGAACTAAATAGTAGTCAAGCAGCTGCTAACATAAGACTACTGAGATCCGATACCTTAGAAAAGAAAAACGATAAGAGTTGTCAAAGAATCTTCGCAAAGTATTACCTTGGTCTAAGGAAGAAGGACGACTTTAGAGTGGTGGACGTTATTGCTGTCAAACTTCAGGAACTATTGGGTGAGTAAATGCCGTTAAATAAAAGTCAATTAAACGCAAAGTTAAGTGCTACCCAACTTGGTCAGGACTTTGACTCTAAGATAAATGAAACCGCAGGTTCATTGAAGGAGAATACCTTTGCCAAAAACGCAACACTTCTTGGTAATGGGCCAGGCAGTATACATGCTGGTATAGAATCACTAGAAAGTAAAATAGATAATGTTGGTGAGACTTCGATGGGTGATGCAATGTGTTCTTTCGGTGATAATGTAACTGGACTGTCAGGAATACCCGATCCATCTTCAATACAATTAGACTTATCGGTTCCTACTATTTCAGTATCATCACATAGTGCAGATCCATCTGAGGCAGACTCAGACGGACAACTTCCTGTTGATGCACCAACAATTACAGCGGGTGCAACAGAGAACCAATCTGTGTCATCCGTAGTACAACAACTTACTGGATTAGGCGCTCCTGTCGCAAAACTGGAAACTGCAACTTTAGGTGCATCTTCTCTAGATGCAATCGATGCTACTGCAAGTGATGTTGAAGGTAAATCAGGTGCGTTGAAATCTAAGATACAAGCAGTCGCATCCGAAACAAAAGCTGCATCTGGAACAGGTGGTGGTGCATCGGGTGGACTGAGTGCAATCACCGATACACTAAAGAAAGCAGAAAACATGATAAGTGACGTGATCAAAGAAGTATCTGCGGTTCCTTCACTTAATGTAAATGCACCCGATCTAAGTAATGTTACGAATGAAGTTTCTATCGGTAGTATAGACGATATAAAGAACAATGTCAATAGTATAAAAGCAAGTGCAGACGACATTGCCAAAGAGGTCACTTCAGGTGTAAACAATCCACTTGATGGATTGAAGAAAGCACAAAAAGATCTTGAGGGGTTTATTAATAAGTCCCCAGTAAAGACTGGTCTTGGATTACTACAAGATTTTACAGAGAACATCACTAATGATGCATCGTCAAAGATCCGTGCTTTCACATCTAACGCACAATTAGATCTAAGTAAAATATCAAACATTGTTACTAATTCTCTTGATGGTACAAAAGAAGGACTTGCAAGAGCAACACAGACTACGATTAAGAACGATACTGCATTGTCACCTAAGATGAAAGTGGTGATCGGAACAATTGATGACGATAAGACAAACAGTGAGTTTGTTAGAGAGTTAGAGGTAAAGGCACAAGCGGCTGGTATTCCAGACGAAGAAATAAATGAGGTCGAAGCACGTGTATTCGCAACTGAAGAAGAGTTGTCTAAACTAGATACAACTATATCAGGAAGTCTTGTAACGACTGCGGATTCTTTTGTTACTAAAGAGTATGATCTCAGTGAGACATTAAAACGTTTTGATGGTGAAAAGACTGCGTTCGATTCATTTACTTACATAGATTCAAAAGAAGAATTAGGTCTACAGTTTAAGAAGATCAATAGACCTATCACAGAGATGATTATTCATTCAAGTGATACTTACACAAACCAGAACATTGGTTGTGAAGAGTTACATATACAACACAATCAATCAGGAGAGGATGGTATTAAATATCATCTGGTGATAAGACGAGACGGTAAACTACAGAGAGGACGACCATTAGATAAGATCGGTGAAACAAACGGTGCAAATGGTCACGGTGAAAATTCAATTGACATATGTTTGATTGGTGGATTGAATTGTTCTACTGGATGTCCAGATCCATTGACATATAGATCTTCTCAATCATTTACTCGTGAACAGATGTCTACACTAGAAGCAGTATGTGAAGCATTCTACCGTAGATATTTTGGTGGTCAGGTATTTGGTCATAACGAAATACAACCACTAGTATCTGATCCACATTTCCAAGTATCGGAATATGTCGAAACAGTATTCCGTAAGAAATCTGTATATGAAGATCTTGCGAACGACAAAGTGATGAAACCCGAAGAACTGATAACGAAGAAAGCACAATGACAATAGAAAGCGAAAAAAATAAACAGGGAACAAACCCAGCCAAAGAAGGAACACTTGGAGTACCACTAGATGGTTTTCAAGATCCTACTGGTGAGTTTCCCAAAACAAATTATCACTATTCGTCTTCACTGAATAAGGCTGCCCGTGGATTTGAGGTAAATGAACTTTATCTTGGGGGTGGAGACTTCAACGTCTCGTTAAATGTAGAAGATCAACAACCTTCTCAGTATCCTTTCAATCAGGTTATGGAGACCGCATCTGGACATGTGATCGAACATGATGATACGCCAGGCGGTGAACGTATTCTTATCAAACACCGTAAAGGTGGTGGTATTGAAATGCGAGCGGATGGTTCTATCATTATATCATCCCCTAACAATAAAGTCGAGGTGACTGGAGGAGACAATACGGTCATCGTAGAGGGTGATGCAGAGATGGTCTATAAAGGTAATCT